GGTTACGGAGCGCGTTCCGAATTCACAATGAATAAATTATGAAATGGAAAAACACTCACGGATTTAAGTGTATATGTAGATAAGGATATGATGATAGAAAAAAGATGTAATATATGTAAAATGGTTAAATGTATTTCAGAATTTGCTAAAGATAACAATAGACTCCAAAGAAGATGTAAAACTTGTGCGAAACTCTATACAAAAAAGTATAGATGTATGCATTCATTAGAATATAGATTTAGAGAATGGAAAAGAGGAGCAAAAGAACGAAATCTTCCATTTGAATTGAAATTTGAAGATGTTCATTTAATGCCATTGGTTTGTTATTATAGTGGATTAGCATTAACTACGGAATGTAATAAATATACCACTATTTCATTAGATAGATTGGATAATACAAAGGGATATACAAAAGATAATGTAGTATTTTGTTGTGGTTTCATAAATTTAATGAAAAGAGATTTAACATATAATCAATTTATTCTTATCTGTAAAATGATAAGTCAAAATCACGATAATAAATGGACAAATAATTAAAATGGAAAAAGGAAATATATTAGATACGAATACAGTAACAACCAAACAAGCAGTATCTAAAGCATTGGGTATTCCTATTGAATATGTTAAAGCGTTCAAGAAACTTGGTTGTCCTGCTGCTGCTTCGTCTGGTAGATATTACTTAAAAGAACTTTCACAATGGTATGAAGAGCATAAAAATGAAGTTATTAAGTTCATGGAAGATAATCAGAATGATAAAGAAGGTTATCAGAAATACAATACCGAATTAAAAAAGTGGCAATCAGTCAAAGCTAAACTTGAAGTTGATAGATTAAAAAGTAATTCATTGGATAAAGAAGATGTTAGAATGTATATACGTTCAATGCACGAAGCAATTAAATCTTTATTGACTGATGCTCTATTGAATGACCTGAACCCGAAACTTGAAGGCAAGAATTTAGCTGAACGCGAACCTATTTTGAGAACTGCTCTTGAAGATATTTGTAATAAGTTCAATCAGGCAAATACTGATGCATGGGTTAAAGGTAAAAAATGATAACAGAAGAAATCCAAGATGAGTTTGTAAAAGATATTCAGAATATATGGCTACCACCAGATAATTCAGAAATATATGAATGGGCGAATAAAAATATAACTCTTAAACCGCCATTTTCAATTACTGGTAAGTTTGATGTATCCTTATCCCCGTATTTAATTGAACCTTTCAAGGACTTAAAAAATAGTAAGATAAAGGAAATCAATATAATGGCTGCGGTCAAAACTGCCAAGACGTTACTTGCTCAAATATGGTTGCCTTGGATTGTATGTAATGCTCCCGGTTCAATGTTATGGTTAATGCAAGTTGAACAAGCTGCTGAATTGATTAGTGAAACAAAAACCTTACCTGTTTTGTTAGATTGCCCACCTGTTGCGGTTCATCTTCCAAAAAATACAGATAAGATAAGAAAAGACGAAATTATTTTTCCGCACATGTCCGTAACTCTTACAAGTGCTAAAGAAAGTTTATTACAATCTTCTGATATGCGCTATGTAGTAATGGATGATTGTTATTTGTACAAAAATGGCTTCATTGAAGAAGCCAGTGACCGTATAAGAGGACATATTCATCATTCCAAGATATTAAGAATGAGTCAAGGCGGTCAAATAGATGATGAATGGGACAAATATTACAAGCGCGGTATAGTATTTGAATGGGGCTACAAGTGTAAATGTGGTAAAGAGAACATTCACACTTGGCAAATGAAGCGGGAGGATGGTTCTTATTCAGGGATGAACTGGTTAAAAAATGAAACAACTTATCCAAATGGAGTTAGAAGCAATTCAGAGTGTGCTAAAACGGCTCATTTAGAATGTCACCATTGTAAAAACAAGTTGTTTGATACTGATGAAAATAGAGAATATTTAAGAAATAATGGAATATATATTTGCACAAAGAAAAATGGAAATGAATTAGTCCATTCTTATCATTGGCCGTCTTGGGCAATGTTCAATGTAACCTTTGAGAGTGCGGTATTGCGTTACTTGAATGCAAAAGATGAAGCGGATAGTTTGGATGATACCGCATTAAATAATTTCTACAAAAAAGAATTGGGAATACCAAGACCAATCAGAAGCAGAGATAATCTTATCTATACGATGATAGAGGATTACGACCCAAATAAAGTTTGGGATAGTGAAGAAACAAGATTTCTTTCTGCTGATGTGCAAAGAACTGACCCGATGTTTAGATGGATAGTAAGAGCAATGGCAAAGAATGGTGATAGCCGATTGATTGAGTTAGGAACTGCGGTTAGCTGGGATGAATTAAGAAATGTCCAAACAAGATTACAGGTCAAAGACCAGAATGTGGTTATAGATAGTGGTGACGGTAATTTAACAGAAGAAGTTTATGAAAAATGTGTGCAGTATGGACATGAAGGATTTAACAGGGGAAAGAAAACTTATTTCTGCTGGTTTGCTCTTAAAGGCGACAAAGCTATTACCTATAACAATCATTCAGACCATATATCCCGCCCCTATTCATCAATTGCATATAAGCCAATTACTAATCCAAAGTCCAAAGGTAAGATGTGTCCATTGATTTTGTGGAGTAACTACACTGTAAAAAATATTTTGAGCCATTTAAGAAGTGGAAAAAGTAGCATCAAATGGGTATCAAATAAAATAGATGATGAATATGAACGACAAATGAACGCTGAAGTATTGATAAAAGAAACGAATAAAACAACTGGTAAAGTAAATTGGCGCTGGGATAATCCAGATAAGAAACCAAATCATTATTGGGACGTGGAATGTCAACTTGTTGTAGCAGGTTTAGCACGGGGTATTTTGGGTAGAGTTGGTGATATTGAAAAGAAACCTATTGCTCCAACTCCATCAACAATTAAAACGAATTTTTAATATACTTATAACTATGTATTATAAATAAAAGATTTTAACTATGCTATTTCACCTACCCCCAGATACAAAAGAGGATATTCTAAAAATAAGAATAGCAGCTCTTGAAGTTGCTAAAAATGGTGGTTTGTATATGCAAGAATATGCTTGTGAAAATACAACCATTAAAAAAGCTTTTGGTATTCCACTTAAATTTCTTTTGGGACAAACTTGGTTGTATCTCCAAACATATTATTCGGAAGAATATGGACCTGTTGTAACACGCACTCGCCCAAACTTCTACACATGGTATTAAAGTCCTATGATTAAGAAAAGAAATAAAATTGTCAAATCAAAGCGCAAATTGATTTCACCTATAGCAAAAACAATTGACAAAAGAATTACCGTTCCAACTGGTGACGGTGTTCGTGCTTCTTTTTTGTATTCTAATCCAAGATTATTTCCATTCAAGTATCGCCCGATAACTTATGTAACACAGGATTTAAAGAAATCTCAAACTCCCGGTGTTCGTATAAGTCAAATACAATTCGCAAGAAGTTTATACGGTTCAATGCCCGAACTTGGTAATGCTATTGAAGCAAAAAATAGTTGGGCATTCAGTGAAGGCTGGTTGCCAAAATATAATGGTCAAAATAAAGATTGGGGAACTTATGTGGAGAATTGGTTAAAGACAAGATGGTATCAAAATTGTAATCTTGACGGAGCCAATATGGGCTTTCACGACACACTTTATGCTACTGGCAAATCAATAGATTTGGATGGGGATAGTGGCTGTGTATTTAATATAACTAAAACAGGTTGGCCATTGGTTCAACTGATTGCTTCTCATAGAATAGGTTCCCGTTATAATGACAATATTATTCACGGTGGGGAATATGATGGTCTTACAGTCATTGATGGTGTCATCCTTGATGAAAATAATGAAAGAATAGCTTATAATATTAAAGCAGATTTAGAAAAGGATGATGTAATATTACCTGCTGGTAAATTTCAATTGTTATATGAAACAGAATGGTCCGGCCAATACAGGGGAATCAGTAGAGTAGCTAGAACGGTAACTGATTGGCTGGATATGAATGATATTGATGAAGCAATTAAACGTGGAGTTAAATTAGCTTCGACTTTTGGTATCAAGCATAAAAGAGTTGGCGGAATACCAGACCCCGGTGCTCCAATCATAGGCGCACAAGAGGACCCATTGATTGAAGAAATGGGAGTGCCAAAACAATATACTTTCAATTTGGAAAATGCCTATGATGCAGGAAATATTTATTTGGACGTGACCGAAGGTGAAGATATTGAGCCTTTTTATGATGAACGACCTTCACCAAATACAGAAGGTTTTATTGAAAGAGTAAGACGCAGAGCTATTGGAGCAGTTGGATGGTATTATGAATTGTTAAATCCGCAAACTAATTCAAGTGGTAATAGAAGTATCATAAATCAAGCAAGGAATACAATTCGCAAACGTCAATTATCAGTAATGAAACGAGCAAGATTGATGGTTCAATTTGCTGTTTCAACTGCAATGCAGAACAAAATTATTCCACCAAACTATGCAGACAAGGATGAATGGTGGAACTGGTCATTTACAAGACCAAAATTATTGACGATTGATGGCGCACAAGAAGAAGCGGCAGACAGGGAAAATGTCAAAATAGGTTCAATGACATTATCCGAAGTGGTAGCAAAACGCGGTGAATGGTGGAAAGATGTCAGGGACCAGACGCAAGAGGAAACGGAAGATTTAATTCAGAGAGCATTGAATATAACCAAAAAATTCCCTAAATTATCATTTGATAAAGCTCTTTCTCTATTATCACAAAGAACACCAAATGAAAGTCCTGCTGCACAAAAAGAAAGTGAGCTAATAGATATTGGTGGTAGTTCAACTGAAGAAGAAAAGACAAAGGAATAATTTTATGCCGTACCCAAAATTTAACGAGAAACACGACCCGTATATGCAAAGATGTATGGGCGATAAAGAGATGAATAAAAAACATTCAGACCAAAAAGAAAGATATGCGGTATGTCAATCATTTTGGGATAATAGAAATAAAAAGAAGCATCCTAAATCATCTTTGGTGAGAATAGAGCAATCTCTTTATAATACGCCTTGGTCAATACCAGTTGCCTATTATGATATTTATTTTAATCAATATCAGAATTATCTTAAAGCAGTTGTAAATGGTAATATATTTTCAGATTTGGAATATAATGCTGACCCCGATAGTGAAAGTGAAATAGAAGGATTAGAAGATAATAAAATAAATGGAATACCAATAATATCAGTGGATGGAACAATTGGCAAACATCTTTCAGAATTGGAAATTATGTTTGGTGGTATTGATTTGGATACTATCAATAAGCAAATAGCAGATGCTAAAACCGATGCAGAGATTAAAAGAGTGGGTATGTATTTCAATACACCCGGTGGAATTGTTGTAGGAACTCCTGAAACTGCCGATTTAATAGCTGAATTAGCAAAAGAAAAAGAAGTTATAGGTTATGCCGATATGCTCTGCACTTCAGCGGGAATGTGGTTAGCTTCACAATGTTCTAAATTTTTTGTTGCAGGTAGTGCAAGAATAGGTTCTGTAAATGTATATTCCATTTATCTTGATAACTCAAAACAATTGGAAACAGAAGGAACAGTGGTAAATGCTATAACAGGTTCTTTTGGAAAATATAAACTTACTGGTGCTTCATTTAAGAAAATGACAGATGACGAAAAGACAATGCTTCAATCACAAATAAATGCTATTGAAAGTGATTTTATTTTTGATGTTATGAAAAGGGGAATTAAGATGGAAGATTGTACTGGAGAAATATTCGACGGTGAAACAGCAGTAAAAAAGAATTTTGCAGACGGTATAATTCCAACCTATGACGATTTCATAGAAGCAGTAACTTCTTATACCGAATAAGAAAAATATAATTTAACGCAGACAACCCTATATGTATAAAATATGAACTTGAATGTAATTCAATTAAATAAACAAGTAACTGATTTAACCAATACCAATACGGAATTGGCAAATCAATTAGAGATTAAGAACAAAGCCAATAAAGAAATAATGGAACAAGCTAAAGCAGACGTGCAAACGTTTGTGTCTGAAAAAGAAACTTTGACCAAGCAGATTGAAGGTATTAAAGCCGACAATATAAAAGCCATTGATACATTGAAGGCTGAACATTCAACTATAATTGAACAATTAAAAGCTGAACATCTTAAATCTTTAAGTCAATCAGAAAAACAAATCCAAGAAGCTACACAATCCACAGGCAAACAAGCCGCAGATTTGGTTGCTTCAATGGGTGTAGCCGTGAATACGGTTAAACGAACAATTTCCAGTGAATTGTCACCAGCCGAAATCAAAGCAGAATTTAAAAAGATGCCCGCTGGCAACCAACGAACTGAATATTACAACAAACACAAGGCTATTCTATCCAAGCCTGAAAGTGTTAAACAATAACAATATAAGGATAGAAATAAAATAATTTTATGAGTAACCTCTTAAATGGTCTAACATTGACCGCGATTGCTGAAGAATCGCTACCAGTACTTCAGAGGATAGTGCCACCTTTATTGGCATTTCATACGGATTTCAGTAGAGAAACCGCTGCTGCTTATGGAGCAATCAATACACGTTATCCAACCGCAGTATCAGCTTCTCTTTATACAAGAACGGCTGGATATACTGCACAGGACGCAACTGGTTCACAAGTGCAGATTTCATTAAGTGACGTATTGCACTCCGTTTCGGCTTTTACCGATTATGAAGTGTCAACTATTACAATGCCACGTCTAATCAATACATTCCTTGAAGGTAATATGTTTGGTGTAGTCAACGTAGTATGGGCAGGTATCAATTCACAATTTACTATGGCGACGTATGGAACAGCTTCTTATACAGGTTCAACATTTACTTTTGATAATGCATATAGAACTGTCATTGGAACATTGAAACAAAGTGGTTCAACTAGTCCAAAATCATTGGTATTGAGCGTTCCTTATTATGGAATGCTATTGAACGATGTTAAGAATAATTATCAAATCGGTACTACCGAATTAATTCGTGAAGGTACAATCGGAAGATTGGGTGGCGTTGCCGTTTATGAAGCTCCAAACTTTAATAATTTGGGTGAAGGTCTTGCTGGTATTGGTGTTGGTAAAGAAGCTTTGACTCTTGCAACAAGATTGCCAGTCATTAGTGTTGCATCTGGAATTGAAGAAGTGGAAGAAGCAACTGAACCAGAGTCCGAATTGACATTACAATTACGATTGTCGCGTAATCCCTGGACAGGATTAACTTATATTGGCTATTATTTACTCTATGGTTATGCCAAAGGTCAAACACAAGCTTTGACCAGAATAACCGATGGAACACATCCGTAATTTAGAACAGAATAATAATTACACAAAAAGGGTGGGTGGTTAAATCCATCCATCCTTTTTTCTTAAACAATATGTTTAATATAAAAGATATAGTTGAAAATGACTTGACTGAAATAGAAGAAGAACTAGGCAGTCAAATGTTTACTTGGCAAGGTGAAGATTATCTTTGTATTCCACATACGATTGATTATCAAATTCTTAATAGTGAAACTGCTTTTCTCCAAAATACAGATTTTAGAATGAAGGTAAGAATCAGTCAATTCAATGGAATATATCCACAATTGAATGATTACATTTATTTCAATGGATATAAGTTAGTTATTAAACATATCCGACAACCGAATAATATTTTTTGGACTTTTGTTTGTAATCAACCAACTATTAAACGATAAAATAATGAGCGATTTAATGACAGTTAAAGTTGATGATGCAATTTGTAGGAGAAACTTGAATTTATATTTACAGGAAACAAGTAAGACAATAGAAGATGCAATAAATTTTAAGTTATATGATGGATGCAGAGAAGCTCTTAAACAAACACCAAAAGCAGACAGGTCAAAAGTAAAACAATCTTTGGAACAAATGTCATCAAAATATCCTGATAGAACTGTTGCAGAAATGGTTGTCATTAAACAGAAACAAGCATCCGGTGAAGAAATAATAGATTTAGAAGCAGATGTGAAAAAATTGATGGGTAGAAGATATTCCAGCATTGGTTTTACAAAAGCTGGTTATTTACCCGGTATAAAGAAGTTATTACAATATGTTCATAAATCATTTGCAAGTGTAACAGGAATTACAAGAGCTTCATTCGGTGGAGCAGAACCAGCAACAAAAACAGGAAGTGTTATTAAAGGCAGTTTCTTTAATGATGTTGAAGGTAAAATAAATAGAGGATTGGTTACAAAATTAAAAGAAGAAGGCGCAGAAGCAGGATTACAAAAGATAAATTCAGATATAGTGACTTATTTATCTAAGAAACTGGATATACCTGCTGAACACTTTAACAGGTCTTAAATATGTTGATACAAAATTACATAGTTAGCGCAGCCAAGCAAGTTATATCTGCTTCATTTGCAAGTGGTAGTATTACTAACTGGCAGATTTATGGACAATATGATGTTTTAGATAGAAAAGGTATTGAATTTCCAAATGTTAGAGTTCAATGTTTTGATGAACAACCTTATGAAAAGGCTCTTAAAACAGGATTACATAAAGCACAATTGGAATTATTGACATCCGCTATTCGTCTTACAGATACGGGTGAAGGAACAACTGCAAATGAATTTGAGACGGTTAGTGATTTGGTATTCAATCCATTCTTAATGAATGGAATTGAAGGAATAATGGGAAGCTATACTCCCAATATAATTTACAAATTAGTAATAGAAGATGGATTAGAAACAACACCTTTGACTGATGGCTGGATTGCCAGTCAAAAGTTAGAAGTGACTTGTGCTAGAACATCATAACAAAGAAGGAAAATAAATATGTCATATATGAATGGATTTGGAAGCGGGGTTTATTATCACGTTTATACAACCAATACATTGTTTAGTGGTTCAACACTTGATTTCAAGTTAAAAAAACAATCTGATAAAAAAGAGATTACCGATAATACGGATAATTTCATTTATATTGGTTTGGGTAAAAGAAAGAAAGTTGCAACTGCAACAATATTATTGAATACGAGTGGTAGCAATATTCCATTGGGAAATCCCGGTGATACTCTTACTTGGACAGACCCTTGGACAACGGAAATTAGTGGAACTTGGGCTTGCACGGATGCAGAGCTTGATTTCAAGTCAGATGACGGTGCTAAATATACGTTTGAAGCTACTCAATGGGTTAAAGCAGACGGCACGACTTTACCTTAACTAAACTTGTAGGAGCGAATAAAAGATATGAGTTCCTATAAGAGCTATACCGAACGTGTAACTACAACTATACCTACTATATGTGGATATAGAATGTTACCGTTGTCTCTTGGTCATATTATTCTATTAAAAACTGCTAAAAGTAAATTCATTACAGGTGAATATGATTTATTTTGTGATATAAACAAAATATATGAAGCTTTAGTCAATGATATAACCTTAATTGGAGAATATGCCTTTGCAATATTGGTTTGTTCCACGACTTATGATGATTTTCAGGAAGAAAGAGGTAGTGGAAAAATAATTGAAGCGATTGAACAAATCAAAAACAATTTTAAGAAATTTAGTCTTATTAAAGAAATACATAATTTCGCACATTATTTAAGAAATGGAACTGATATTCCCGATTATCAATTAAAAAATAAAAATGAAAGTGATATATCGGTCAATCCGGTTGAACCGGAAGAGTCCATTATTTTTACTTTAATGACTGAATGTAACTGGTCACGTAATGATTGTTATAATTTACCTTTGGTTGAAAGTCAATCTGCTTATCTTCTTTATGCTCATAAAATGGAAACCATTGTTTTGATAAGTAAAGAGGAAAGAGAATTAAGAAATAAGATAGGAATGAAATAATGTCAAGAGTAATGGTTGAAATAACGGGTAATAAAAGTGGATTGGATACAGCAATAAAATCCGTTAATAGCAGCCTTGCGGGATTGAAACAAATGATTATTGGTGCATTTTCAGTTGAAGCTATTAAATCATTTGTATCAAGTGAATTTGATTTAGCAGCCGGTCTTGTTAAATCGGCTAGACAACTGGGAACAACGGTAGAACAAGTCCAAATTTTAAAGAGAGCAGCCGAAGAAAGTGGAACTGAATTTAATGCTTTGGAAACTGCTATTGGTAAAGTAGCAATCGCAAGACAAAAAGCTCTTGGTGGTAGTAAAGAAGATATAAAGAAATTTACGGACCTTGGAATATCCACATCCGATATAAAAGCTAAAAGTAGCTCGGATTTATTATTTAAGAATATTGGTGACGCAGTAAAGAATGCTAAAGGACTTGATAATATTGCTGCTCCAATAAGTAATATATTGGGTAGGGGATTTGAGGAAATAATGCCTGTATTAAAAACCAATGTTGACGAAGTTGGTGAATCAATGAGACGTGCAGGCGAAATAATGGATACACGAACCGCAGTATCATTAAAGGTGTTAGGTGATAGTTTCAAGGAACTTGGATTGATTTTAATGGTTCAATTAGCTCCCGCAGTAATGGAATTGACCAAGACATTGATTGAAGTTGCGTCAAAAGGAGCGGGAAGAACTGCACAAATAGGTGCGGAATTGGGTGAATTTTATGCTCAACTTGAAAATAGAGCGCAAAATTTTGGTGGAGCTATTGGACCAGCAGGACCATCAATAAATTGGGGTGCTATCAATATGGCTGGTAATGTTGCTAAAAAACCTTTTGATATTGATTTTATGGAAATACAAAAAGCAATTGATAGAATTACCAAGGAATTGACCAATCCTACTGGTGAAGGAACTAAAACTGTTCCAGCATATAAAGAACACGCCAAATCAGTCAAAGATTATAGTGATTCATTGACCGCAAGTGGTAATATGTTTGGTGCTTCTTTTCGTGGAATGGGTGGAGTAGCAACTCAATTGGATATACAAAAAAATCAATTATCCGCTTTGGAACAAATGAAACAATATAATCAAAGACAAATAACATTTTTGGAAACAATAGCTAAGAATACGGTAAATAATTCCAATAATTCTTGGTGGCAATATTTTAGATAAATAATAACAATATGAATAATTCCTTTGGTATAAGTCCAAGCACAAGTAGCAGACACGAACAATATTATCAAAATAAGTATCCGCATATTGAGCAAATTGTAGTAGGGAATGAACCAGATGTTAGAGCAACTGCTTCAGTATATTGGGGTAAAGGATGGAATATTGATTTTCAATCTGGTAATCCATTTATGGGAACATTCACCATAGATGCAGAAACAGATAGTAGTAATAATATTATACAATATGGCAGTGGCAGTTATGTCACGGTAAATTGGTCAATGCATTATAAACCAAACCAGAAAGAATTACTATATTGTAATGCGGCTGAAATTCCTTGGATAGTTCAATTGACAGGTTCACAGATTGCATCTTTGGAACGTGATTTTAGTAATTCACCTGCCGCATTTGATACCGGTGGAAATATGCTTTATCCATCTTGTTTGACGGATGGAACTACACCAGCAACAAGTCAGGGTATTTTATGGAATAGCGCAAGCGCAGCAGTTTATGCGTTACACATGCAGGGTTTTAGAACAGTTCCGATTTCTGTTCCTATTTTAAGACAAGAAATAGTTGTTCCAAAAACTTATCCATTGGCAGGTTATGATGTTTATATGGGGAGAATATTTTCAGTTGCAACTTTAACTACTAATGCTAGTGTTCCGGCTAATTGGGCAGCTTGTTTAGGACAACCAAATGACCCAACTGCGATAAGTTCTTATGGTGTAAGTATTCCTTATCTTTATGGTTGGTTGCAACAACCAAGCACAAAGGATGGACATGGTTCAACAATAACGGTGCAAAGAGAATGGGAATTTGGTCTATGGCCACAAAATGTTTATGGGACAAGATTGTAACAATAATGATAATATTTATTAAAAAGATATGGAAAATTGGCTACCACATAGAGTTCCAGACGTAAATAGTTTTACGCATGTATGGAATATGCTGCGTGAATATCTTATTAGAATTACATTACACAGTTCTAGTGATATTTTAGTCCGTTCTGATACTCACGGAACAACTTTAATCCTTGCAAAAAAACCAAGTAATATTTCTATTGGTGGAACATCCGGTTTTGTTGGTGAATGGGATTCGGGTAGAAATTATACGGCTGGCCAAGAAGTAATAATACCTTTTGGTCTTAATTCTGGAAACTATTTTGCTCTTATTCCATCAATAGGTCAACCACCCTATCAAGGTGGCGGATATTGGGTTCAAGCACCATCTTCTCCATTAGGTGTTTATATTTAACAATATGATATTATGCCAACCAGTGGAACTCCTATATTAAAATCAGATATGGATGCATTAGCTACTTTAGCTAATGCAAATTTGCTTCCATTAGTCAATGCTCAAGTTGATGAAGGAACTTGGCCAATGAATGAGTATGACGTGAATTATTGGGAATATCCAGAAGTTACACAACCTGATTACGAATTTCCACCATATAATTCTGCATCTTTTCCACCCGGCAATCTTTTCAGTTCATCAATTTCTTACATTACTTATTCAGGTCATTTTTATCCCGTGCATAATACTTGTTCTTGGAATACACAAATAAATAGAATAAAGGCTGATTATTATACTATTATGAACCAAGATATGACTTTACTTAATGATAGTATTTTAAGTGGACCTTGGGTAGTTGGCGTATCGGATAAAGATGTGTTCCCGTCTATTGGATGCGGTGGTTATTCTGTAGCATATCCAAGTCAATCACTTGATGGTAATGGGGAATTATTTGGAACTTTGGGTTTAATTGGCGGAGCAGAACCAGTTGGTGGTTATTTTTCGGGTGGACCAAACACAATTACAAGTTACCCAAATCAGACTGCATATAAAAGTGTTCAATTTTCTTATGCGCTGAATGACGCATTAAATGGATTAGAAATAAATTGTGGTAGGAGAGTGGATTTTCCGTATGCTGGTTATATTGATAAATATGATTTATATTATTCTGCTTCTATGGCGGGGATATGGAATTGTCAACTTTTCTGGCAAGTTGAATGGACTGGTGGAGGCGCACCACCTGTTCACCCACCATTGGTAAGTTCATTCGGAACGGCTTCGGCTTATCCTTCAACCGGAGTAACTTGGGAAACGAGTGGCTCCAATAATATAAGCACGTCCGCTTTGATTGCCAATATAAATTTACCGATTGTGCAGGGAAACGGAAGTATCAATTTTACCGCATCTGCTCCACCAACGGGATATAGTATCATTCAAGGGCCAGTTATTTGTTCAAGGATGATATATGATACCAATTCGGACCCACAACCAATACAAGCAATTCACCCGACAAGTAACACAATGACTATTTCAGCACCGGATATGCCCGATGATGAAAGTGATTTTATTGTAAATGGTAATTATTCCGTAGCCTTCTGGTCAATTACCGATAAGAATGTTAAAGGTGTTTGGTCAGCTTTTACTTTGCCAGTTCCAGCAATAAATTGTTATGTTGACCAAGATTTACCGAATTATGTTGGTTCATTGGCTCCAAGTCTTTTTACCAATACTCCGGTTGTAGTGTCTCCAAATTTGGAAGCGATAAATATAGCTTTAGAGACAGAAACAATCGGTGACTTAAATGTTACGTTTATTGACAATTATCCAAACTCTAATTCTTATTTTGGTCAATGGGATAATTCGTTACCTATACTTGCATCAAGCACAAGACAACAAGCTTTGCTCCAAAATGGGGAGAGAATGTTGTATTTCTCTGGCTCGGTTGTTTCGGAAAGTTTCTTTTCAGGTTCAATTGCAGTTGACCTTGGACCTAAATATAATTTGATAGAACAATCTTGCCAAGCTCAACCTTCACAATGGATGACATTAGCTTCCGGTAGTCCAATGCCTATTCTTTGGGGTGAATGGGGCAATCCAAATCAATCTTATGATATTTATGGAAATGTAATAATGGCTTCGGGTTCAACCAATAATTATAATTTAGCTTACCCATCCAATACAACTGCAATCAAAATCAAATTAAGAAATGTTAGTCCGTTAAATTCAACAACACCGTGGCGATTATATGATGGCGGTAAGCTGAATAATAATTCAATGAGCATTATGGTTTCCAAAACTTATATGCCACCACCTTATGATTTTATATCAAAAACCAATGAAGCTGACATTCCACCAATGGGCGGAAGAAATTATTTAAGTGACTCATCAGGTTTCAATTATTCAATAAAGAATGGTAATGCTTTCCCAGTTTCATTTGATTTATTAGTTGAAACTGATTGGGGAGATGTTCCACTTGAACTGGAATTTATCCCCGATGCTTATGAATGTTTTAGTTATGTTTTGGATGGTTCGCCGGGTAATTCATTTACAACATTTTACTCCATTCCTTCACTTTATCCAACCTATACTGGACTAAAAAGAATTCCTGCTCAAGGCTATTGCATCTATAAAGTTCGTGCAACTCGTTTGCCAGTCCAAAATAATTACGGTATCTCTATTACACCTTCAACTGGCAATCAAATAAATATAACATTGGGGCAATATAGGCAACTGCCTGATAAAACTTATTTGTTTGCTCCATTCACTTCGCAGGGACTTGTAACAGGTGCAGGTGACGAAATACCGGGTGCTGATGATGAAGATAGTGGCGCTGGCGGAGATATAAGTTCTATATTCACTTTAACTATTCAACCAAATCAAAGAGATACGGGAGACGTGGATTGTTGGTTGCCTGTTATTCACGGTCAGCCATTAGTTTATAAAAGTGATACACCTTGCTTAGTTGAAGCTTGGGCAAATTGGCAACCTATTTGGTTTGCTTCTGCTTATTCATTTCCAGCACAAGGATTTTATATCAATGATGAAAATAACTATATTCCAAATTTTAATCCGAGAACTTTTCAATTCTGTAATTCATTTACAAATTTCTTTGACCCGCGACAAACAAATTATCCAGACCCGTATGGAATTGATGTATATGGCGACTCGGCTGGCACTCACGTTCAATATCCTTTAAGCATTGCTTTGTATAAGGATTTACAGAATTGTTTATCGCTATTATCATAAAATCACTACTATTTATATTATTATCATCTAATGAACCAACCCAATTACATAGACCAAGTAACGCCCTACTCTACCACTTCGAGTATGAGTGGTTCAATCACAATACAAAGTGCTGGTATAAGTGGTCAGCCATATACAAGAACTGACGCATACACTTTCCTTGGCGACCCAACGGCTACTGCTTGGTCCAAAGCAAATAGTTGGTTTAATTATTTGCAAAATGAAATATCCACAATAAATCAATTTGGTGGTTCGGTAAGTTCTGGACAATCTCTTACACTCTACAATACCACTTCCATTGAAGGTTATGAATTATCCACGGTTACAGTTTCAGGAGAAGATGATAGTTTAGCAAATGGAACTTATACTTGGAATGATTGGCTTGGTGTTTTGACAAATCAGAATAATTATGTTTTGACTTTTGTAACGCCGCAACAGGGACAACTTATTGGGACTGGCTCACTTTATTTGACGGGTTCCCGTTACACGCAAAGTGCGGTAAATAATTTAACAGCTTCTTTGAAGAGTTGCAGTTTGTGGGACAAATTCGTTGGTGTTTATCCATTTGCGGCTGCAACCGTTGCAGGAGACGCAGCTAATCTTAAAGGTTCAAGTTATACTCTACAATGGAATGGAGCTTATGCTAATGCATCTGCCCATACATTGACAGGTTTAGTAAGTGACGGTAACAGTTATGCAGATACGGGTATTATAGCTCCCGAATTTCTTATTGTTTCTGCCAGTGAAAATTGTAATGTCAATGTTTTTTTAAGTAATATTGGTACCACAAGCAGTTTGACACCGGTTGCTGGTCTTACTTGTGACATTGGTAATCCGTATTTTTTGCACGTTTATAGTGACTTGAATATATCCACAAGTAGTATTTCAACGGGTATGAGTTCTACGGGTAACACAACCACAAGTAATTTAACCAATCCAATTTACAATGTTTTCTTTGCTGGTTCCAATGGTTCCAATGGTGGAACTTATCAAATAAACAATACACCAACAACAGGTGGTAGTCAGCAGGGAGTAAGTTCAATGGGTGGATTTTCAAATCCTCCAACATTTCTTTTGGGTGGAGTTGGTAATTGGACAAATACTGGAACAACACTTTATTTAAGTTCGGTAAATTATGCTAATGCCGGCCAAACTTTAAGATTTGCAGCTATTGGCAATACAGCCGGTTTAAATACAAGTGACCAAAATAATTTATTCAATATTGTAACCGAATACTTGAATGAACTGGATAATTGCCCTTATATTTATTCCGGCAGTGTTGGTTATGTTCCAAATTTCCGAACCTTGGTACCGGGTGTGCCACTTGTGAGTATCATCCCCGGAAGTTCATCAGTTATTACTTATACTTCACCTTCAACAAGTTCTTTAAGTAATTGGGAGATATTACAGCCAAATGGCTCGCCGGTCACAAACAGTTACACAGATGGAAATACAATGTATGGAAATTATACTATGATTGATTTTGATACATTTTCCACGTTCAACTGGTTAAGTGGTAGTTCTACGGTAAGTAATTATGTTTTCTTTTGTTTGTATGGTGGTCCATTGATTCCCGGTGTCAAAAGGTGGGTCAATTGGAATTGTGCAAATGTTATGTGGTATAGTTCTTCAAATAAACAATGCTCTTGCGACGCATATCCGCCAAGTTATACCCGCACTTACGGACAACCAACTTTCAGTAATATAGTTTGGGAAACAATATATTCAAGTGTAACTCTGACTTGTGATACTAATAATAACTTGTGTGCTGATGGAAATATAGTTCCGGTAATTATTCCAAATAATACAATTTTAAGTTCAACCGCAAGCACTTATGGCTATATGGATGGCGGTCTTATTACAATGGATAATGATTATATTTATATTTGTTCAGGATTAAATTCTTGGAAGAGAATAGCACTTGACCAATTTTAATAATAATATGAATAATAATTTAATAACACTTGGATTTATTGAAATATCTGAATAGAAATGTAATATGAGTATAATTTATTCGCCATTTGATGTGTTGATAACTCAACGCAATGCTAATTCTTCAAGTTTTGTTGAAGAAAAACTTTCTTCGTTACCAAATGCTGTAGTAACATTTAATTCGGCAAGTGTTTTGGTATCATTATCTACTGGTAGTTTTTCATCAAGCTATGCTTTAACTTCAAGTTATTCATTGAATGCTGGAAGTGCTACCTTGACAACTGCTTCAACTTATCCAATTACTTCAAGTTGGGCGGTGAATACACTTACCGCTTCCTACACAACTTCAAGTGCAACTTATTATTATAGTTCATCAGTTATTTTATTGCTAAGTCAAAGTTTAACCGCCTATACTTCATCAGCTAATACTGGTAGTTACAATGTCAATTTGACTGTTCCATATTATTACATTTTAACCAGCGGAAGTATAAACTTTGCAAGTTCAAGTGGTGGACCGGGTGCAAGTGTAGTTTATATTCCAGCAACTGGTTCCAATAGGCGAATTACATTTAATACTAATTGGCAGAATTTGAATGGTACTTTGTTAAACAATTCTTTGAGTGGTAGTAAATCAGCCATTCTTTCGCTTACTTCTTATGGAAATATTGAAAGCCAAGTATTGGCTGCCTATGTCAAAGTAATCCCGTAAAATGAATGCTATCACTAACTTAACTTTGCTTGATACCGCTTTTGTGGCTTCACTTTCACCTGCTACAGGAAGTAGTGCAATTTCAAGTTCTACACAAATTAGGCAGTTAATACCACAAATGACAAGTGATAGTAGTTCATTAAGTGGTTCAGGATGGATAATTACTGCAAATACTTGGTATAATCCCGGTAATAATTTATTTCAACCTTATAGAGCTTGTGATAAAAATACGGGTTCACTTTATTGGACTAGCGGAGAACAAACAGGTCAATTTTATGTTCAACTTTCAAGTTCACATTATGCAGTATCATATTATATGCAATTGTTTCATCAACAGAACTGGAATAATTATGGTAGTAATGATAATCAAAATTGGACATACTTGAATAGTGTAATTGCAGGCTTAAATCCTGACACACCCGTTTCACAATCATTTAATTTGCCGGGTAATGTAAGTTATCAATACTATAAGATAGATTTTTTAGGTTGTTATAGTGAAGGATTAGGATTGCTATATTATCAAATGAATGGATATTAAAATGAATGTTTTGGAAAGATTATTCAATTTTATGGAGTAAAACAAACTATTTATATTCTGGTCAATCCGGTGGGATTGAAAAGATTGGTGAATCTATTATGCTAACATATTTTAATTTTATTCTTGGTAATGGAACTTTGATAACACAAAGTTTTGATATTCGCCCAATCAATTATCCCCTTGCTTCCGGTTCGTTTATTATTCCCAGTGACCCGATTACAGGTAGTATTCCGCCGACTTCATTGGATATACCAGCAAATGCTTATAAGATTCAATGTAATCTGGAAGCTACAAATGATTGGTATATCAATTTAACGACAGGTTCTAATGGAACTGCTTCTTATTCCATCGTTTCAGGTTCTCTTTATTCAGGTTCTTATTGTTCAGTTATTTTTGACATTCTGAATACTTGGAAAGGAACATCAATTGACCTTCAACCTGCTTATAAGAATGTTGGTTGGAATAATTATTTTGTTTTGGGTGATACATTCCCAATTACTTGTAGCAATAACACCGCAACTTGTAATTTGATACAGGGATTGACTTATAAAGGTTGGATTCGTGGAACAATTAAAGATACTCCATTTTCAATTCTACCAAGTGGTAGTTCAGGTTATGCAAGTAATATGTTGGTTACAAGCCAATATGTTTCTAAAATAATTACTCCACAAAATCAGGGACAATATGGTTATACTGCTCAATCTTCTGATGCTCGCTTTGCTCCTATCGGGGATAGTGCAAGAAGTGCTTCGTGGGCATCAAGTTCATTGTTTGCCAGTTCATCTTTAAGTTCGTCTTGGGCAAGTTCATCATTAAGTGGAAGTTACACTTTTACTTCAAGTTTGGCTAATTCTGCTCCGTTGCCCGTTATTCATTTATATGCTAGTCCAAAGCCAATGTATATCATCAATATGAATGGCACACAATCCATCAATACTTTTAATGATTGTGGAGCAATGATACAAAGTGCAATCAATCATCCAATAAACTTTGCCAATATAGACCTTTCAAGTGGCAGTTTTCCAATTGGAAGTAAGTTGGTATTTGCACCCGGTAGATATAATTGTAATACTCCCGTTTCTTTTTCCGTTCCCAATATTGTATTAAGTGGTTCACTTTATCCACCACAGGGATATTCAACAAATTATGCAATTGAGGGTGGTGGAAAATTCAATACACAAATTATTTATACCGGTGCTACTGCAATTTCTTCAAGTAATTCATCTACTCAAAGTGCTTTTATCACTGTTGGCACACCACAAATGAGAGTTGATAATGGAGTAGCTGCTATCAACTTTACTGCAAGAGACATTGGCTTCTGGTGTTGGCAACAAATGTGTGCAGTGGTTTATTGTGTAGGCTTTAATCAGGTTGAATTTGATAATTGTGCATTTGGTGACAGTTATTCATTGATTAATCCAAGAGTAAATTTTTCCGCAACTCAATTGGGTGTAGTTCCAAAAGTTCTTCCGGGCTTGATTGGTTTATGGTTGGATGCAACAGGTGACAATGCTGCAGCCGTCTATGGTCATTGTGTATTTTCTGGATTGGCTAACGGACTTTATTTATCTTGTGACCATTCAAGAGTAATTAATGCAGATTTTGGTGGAATTGGCAGATGGAATCCAAACTCCGATTCAGGTCAAAGTGACACGGCCGGAACCCAATGGCCGTCAAGCAGTGTATTCAGTCTGGGAGCTTGTATTATTGATTCAACAAAACAAGAAGCATATATTCAGGGTTGTCACGGGGTAAGTTCTCAATATTTCCTTTTTGCAGCTCTTGGGGTTTATCCTTATTATCAAAGAAGTAGTCATATAATAATTGGTAATTATAATGAAGTTGGTTGGGCAGATGTTATTGTTGACCCAAAATTAACCAATCAAGCTTCCTATGTTTGCTCAGACAATATGTTTGACTCTGACCTTTATTTGACTTTGACCAGAGATGGCTCAAATAATCTTGGCTGGTCAATAGAATTTCCTCATTCGGTTTTATCGGTAGTTAAACCAAATTATCAAAAGCAACAATTGGATTATGTAAATACATCCTTGATGGTGATGGACCAAGGTGGAGCAGGTGCGATGCCTGACCCTCCTTCTTCGGTTACTATAACATCTGCATCATTTACCACAAATCATGCATTAGCAACTTTCAATAATAATGTAATATTAAATGGTGGTGGAATAATTTCCAATCTGATCAGTTCTTCCTACAACTATAATAGTTTAGGTTCAGGGTCATTACATAGAATTATGGGGTCAGGTATTTTTGATGATACTAATTGGGATAGATTCATTTTTAACATATACAGTTGCAAGGTAATAAATGGAGTTCCATATTATTCGACCAAGCCACTTTCATTGGGGTATGTGGAAAATGGAATGACATCAAACAGTTATTATTATCAAATATCTTGGAGTGCTCCTCCACCGACAAATCCCGTAGATTATTACAAAATAATATTATATGATGAATATAATGGTTATAATTTTAACTATTATTTAACTTCATCTGTTCCTCATTTGGAATATGGTAAAGTTTTACCTTATGCAAAATATGAATCTCCAATAATATTGTATCCAGCCCTCAGTGCATCAAACCTTTATTTTAATCCTAATTTTGATGTTACTACAAATAATACTATAAGTGCATCTTGGTTTTATGGGACTGCTTCTTATGCAATTTCTGCTTCCAATGCTGGCACAAACACAAATTTACCCGACATAACTGATGTAAATAGTTTTATTGGAATAAACAATACTTCACCATCTTATTCTTTGGATATAAATGATTCCGGTAGCATTGTTGGAACTGGAACTATTGGTTTCAGTCAGAATACACCCGATTATATTATTCAAGGTTATAATGGTGATGGTATCCATATTGGTCATGAAGGCACAGGCAGTAGTAATATGGGAGCAAAATTTTCAGTATTGAATGATTGGGATAATGATGGAGTTGGTTATCAACAATTATATTTGGGGGGCAATTCTTACAATGATTCAGGATTTATAAATCATTATGCACCAAATGCAACTAATACTATAGATTTATATAGTTCGGGATATTCAATCATAGTCAGTGGTTCAACAATAATAGGCTCTGCTCAAGGCCCAATAATCTTTCAATCAAGTTTCTTAAAACAACCATTCTTTGACTTTATGGGAGATGGAGAACTTGACCACACAACCGGCCCGATGATGAGAGTGACTACCGATGGTGGTAATCCAGCACACTCGCGGGTTGGTATTGGAACAATAACTCCGAAAAATACTTTGGATGTTATAGGAAATATTTCCTGTTCGGTAATAACTGCTTCGTTGTTAGGAACTGCAAGTTATGCCAATACTTCAAGTAATGCAATAATAACAAATACTTTACCTTATTCAAGTTCAACTCATACATTTAATTCAAGCTCAAATTTACAAACAGGTTCGGTATATTTTCTTATTTCAGGTTCTTCCAATAGATTATTATATATTTGGGATGGATTGAGATATTGGAGCTCCAGTTTTGTATAATTTTTGAAGGTTTTCATTTTATATTTTATATTTTATTATATTGATGAAAAAGAAAAATAAGCTTTCCCATAAAACAATTTCTTCTTATACAAGAAAATGTCCTCAATGTAAAACTAAGTTAATATACACTACCAAACATGGATTTATCAAAGCATCAGATGCAAACAGTTTGTGTAAAAAATGTGCTATTAATAATGTTGAAAGGAACTCCAATACAACCAAACTGGAAGAATGTGGTGCTCTTCAATTTAATATAAAAACAAATCGATGGATTCTTACTTGCCCTATCGGGGTCTTGGACAGGTTCAATATCCAATGCAATTTCTGCGAGCTATGCAAGTTCATCAATTTCTTCAAGCTATGCTTTGACTTCAAGCTATTGGTCAAGTTCTATTCAGATTTCTAGTTCTTGGGCTTCAAGTTCAATTTCTTCAAGCTACTCTTTAAGTTCAAGTTGGAGTCCATTTATCGCAACGGTATCAGCAAGTTGGGCAAGTTCAAGTATTTCTTCAAGCTATTCTTTAACCGCTTCCTATTGGAGCAGTTCAATTCAGACAAGTTGCAGTTGGGCTTCATCTTCAATCAGTTCATCCTATACTTTGAGTGGAAGTTATACTTTAAGTGCAAGTAATGCACTCAATTCAATAATTGCAAGTTATGCAAATATAATGCCATATTCCAGTTCAGTTAAAACCTATAATACTTCATCTGCTTTATTTACAGGTTCATTTTATTTGAGAACTTCTGGTTCAATATCCAATATGACCAGTTCATTATTTGTTTATACAGGTCTAAAATGGGTTAGTTGTAGTTTAAGCAGTTAAATAAAATAGAGTTATAAAAACAATTTACTATTTATAATATAATATGAGAGAGATAAAATGGACACACATTGGTATATTGGCAAGCTGTATTTTAGTTTTACCAATTCTTTGGCAATCTGTTGATGTTGTAATTGCTATTAAACAAGCACCGCAAGAAATAATTTCATTACACAATGATATGACAAATAATTTTGCTCTACTTGAAACTCAAATCAAGGATGTGGATAATTCATCCATCCAAAGGGATAAAAATATTGTAGTTGAATTTCATAAGGAAATTGCGGACAACAGAAATGTGGCTGCAACCAATTTCAGCAAAATCTTAAAACGAATTGATGGCGGAATCAAGATTGACCCTTAATTTTCTATTTTTAATCAAACAACAATCTATTTATAATTTATGAGTACAACATTTTTTCCCAGTAACGATTTTATTGTTGCTGAAATATCCAGTCAATTACGTGGCCAATGTGTATTTGCTTGGGCATATATGACTTATAGTTCTGCTTCCGGTTTTATATATAATGGTTCGCTTAATTGCCAACCTTCACGAAGTTTAACCGGAACATATTATGTTTCATTTAATAATTTACCATCAAGTAGCAATTATTCAGTCCATTTTAACGGTTGGTCAGGCAGTAATATTTCCGCTCCTACAATGTCATTGGGCTTTCCAATGACACAAGGAACAGCAGGATTTACAATGTCAATAGTTTTGGCTTCGGGGTCACATCCTATCGCTGATTTTGTTACGGGAAGTTTATCAGTATTCAGTTATTAAATAATCGCAAGAAAAAGACCATTAAGAGAGTCCTCAAAACGGTCAATAAACTGCGCCAATTGCGTTTTAAGACGCTTTCTTATGTTTTAGGAGTGACCGCCTCCATTCGGTTGTGCAGTTCCGATTGGATTCATAATGGAATGATTCATAAATCTGTTTTCCCATTCGGTTAAAGACGTAAAATTGCCCTTCATTGGTGTCAACGGTTATCTTGCCAATCAATGATGGTAACATTATCCGAATTCCTTCCCGTGTGAATTCGTCTTTCAATGATTCAATGACGGATTCAATAGCGGTGTCCAATTCGTCACGCTCAAAGATTGGAACACCGTCTTTGTCAGCCTTAAATTTGGGTTTGTAATCCGAATCCTTACCCAAAAGTTTTTTGAGTTTGTCAAACATTTGGGGTGAATCTTGAATATTCGATACCTTGGAATTGAGTGAATCCAATTCAGTTTTAATCGTGTCCCGTTCGGTATTCAACTTTGCCAGTTTGGTTTTCAACTCCGGCATGGGTAATGTTTCCAATAGACCAATCAATTTATCAATCTCTGAATTGATTTGGTTCAATCGTGATTGTTTGGTGGCAATCGTCTTGTTCAATTCCTTCAATTCCCGATTATCGGTTTCGGTAATAACCTGTTTGGGGTTCTTGAAAAGAAAATTTACAAAGAATTCTGCTTCCATATCATTAAGACGAAAAGCCAATCGGTTTTTACATTCGTTATGTTTGCCAATCGCTCCATGTGAACAACGTAAATACCGATATGAACTGCCTTTGTGACTTGACGCCATGACAGACATGGTATGACCACAATCAGCACAGAAACAAATTCCACGGAAAATATTTATCTTTCCGCGTTGACCTTTGGTGAACTGATTTTGGTTCAATACGTTTTGGATTTTGTCGAATGTATCCAAATCAATGATTGGTGGAACAAAGTTTTTCACGCCTTTATATTCACCAAACAAAAGACGATTACGGAGAATGTGGCTGATACCATTTCCACTCCACTCATATCCCTTGAATGTTTTAATCTTCTTTTCATTGTAATGGTCAGCGATTGCGTAAAGAGATTTTCCATTAAGTAACATATCCACAATGTCTTTGACAATCGGTGTCAGTTCATTGTGAACATATTTGCCAATGTTACAACGTGGATTGATTGGTTCATTGGGAATGAACGTAAAATATTTTGGCAGATTATTCCGTTGAACAATTCCTTTCTTGATATTGGCGAATAAAAATTGTTTTGCCAACTTGACCTTGCGACTTGTTTCCTCTGATTGGCTTGTGCTTCTGATTAGTTCACCAACAATAAATTGGAGAATGTAAGGCTCCCTGTCAATCATCGTTGAATTGATAATCCGTTTCTCAAAACTGCCGGTAAACACCAAACCGATTCCCGAATTGATGACATCCATAAACAGAGTCAAAGATTTTGAGGCTGGAAGCCTGGAAAATCTATCATACGAATCCACCAGCAAAATTGAATCTCGGCTGATTTTATTTTCTTCAACCAATTCAATAAACTTGGCCAGTTCACCTTTGGCTTTTCCGTATTCATCCTTGGCAATGTTCTTTCCCTTGAAGGCTGATTTTCCCGCGTCCAAAAACATTTCATCGGATAGAACGTATTCCCCCTTTCCATAATCACGAATCCATTCTTTAGCTGTCTTGGTTTGACGTGTTTGCGAAGCGCGACCCGTTTCACCTTGTGAAAGGGTTGACCACCTGACGTAACTGTATGCGTTTTTCATATTCAGTTTTTTATTTTCGTTTGACCGTCTTAACGTGGACAATATCCCATTATGTCAATCAGAAGTCAAGAATTCTTTTGTTCTTTTTCACATAATGGTCTAAATCGTTGATTTTATTGGGGATTGACCGCGACACCAAACTGGCAGAAAGGTCGTTTATACGCAATCCCTGACCCCAAAGAACTGCATTAAAAATCCCCTATCAAATGAATGATAGGGTTGAACTGATTGGAATAATGGATTTATGCCTTCAAGTTCCAAATCCGTTTGATTCCGTCTTTGTGAATCTTGAAATGTTTTGCATTTTCCTTCGACCATTTGCCCCACGATGGACCGAAATGGTCACGGAGTTCACCGGCCTTTGTTCCAGCAGTTCCGAGTGATTGAATGAACGTCTTGACCGTTTCCACAGTCAATTCTGGCCAATCGGTTCTGCGTGGTTTATCCGATGAAAAAGAACCGGCTTCAATCCCATATTCAGCCAATTCTTTGTCAATGGTTTCAATCTGTTGTGAAAGGCCGTCACGTTTGGTTTTCAATCCAAAAACTTTTTTGACAGCTTCTTTGATTTCTTGTTTTGTTTCTGCCATAACTTTTTTGTTTGATTGTTTATATGTTTGTTTCTGCTACCCTAACGATTGGACATTACCACAATCATTCAATCAAGCAATAATTCTTTTGATATTTTATCACTTATATCAAATAATTGTTATTTGCTGAATATCTTATGAAGTATTTACAGAAGTCCATGCGCCACAATGAACGCAACGAGCCAAATATGATTCGCCCATTGGAATTTTTCTAACAATGGATTTTCCACATTTTTGACAAACATATTCAATAACCTTGAATTGAATAATCTTATCAAATCTTTTGGTATAATCATAACCTGCACGGTTGTCTTTCACCTTGATTTTTATTTCTGAAATGTCATCAACTTTCAATGGAATTATGATTTCTTTCTTTTTCGGAAGTGGCCTACCACATTTATTTTTGTTACAACAATCCCGACATATTGACTTTTTTTTAACAATATATTTTATGAAGGATTCACAAATATTCGGACTTGAATAGACAATTTTCTTTCCACATTTCGGGCAAATTCTGCACCAATGTTCATCTTCTTTCCAATATATTTTTTCTTCATTCATATTTTTCCGGCCAAGGAAACCCCAACGGCTTTAGCCTAGGGGTTGTTGACTATAAAATAATTGAAGGACTGAAGTAAGAAACAGTCCTTCACATCTTTATTATAGAGCACGGATTATGGAAACCGTGACTTACTTTTTCTCAACCAGAAAT